CCGGCACAGACCGGTGTCACCCTCGTTTTCCTCTGCTCACAGGCACAAATACTCGCGTTTACCCTCTGTCGATTAGTGGTGCCGAGGTCACTTATGATCATACGCCATCGAGCGCCAATATCGACACGAGCACAAACTATCGCCTGATTCCTGTCACACTGCGCAGTGAGCCCGAGCTGAAATATGTTGAGCTTGGTAGTGATGAGGTGAAGCGATGGCCCGAGGTAGTGAGCGAGGAGCTCGAGAGCTTTGGGCCGACATCGTCTCAAGGATATGGCGGTGCCTTTGCTCGATGGCAGTTGACGCAAGATGAGCATGTGACTGTAAGGCCGACAGACGTACCGAATCAGGCTCGGCCTCAAGTCATCTTTGACTCGTATGGTTTTCAGTATATCGCGCTTAATCGTACCGGCTACTATCCCAAGCATTATGCCTATCAAGCACAGCGCGACGCCTTTGGCAGACGCGAGCGCCTTTGGTATCCGATCGACTTCAGAGAGCAGGATGATTCAAGCGATCCTGACAACTGGCCTCTTAATCGCAGTCGTAACCGTCGCATCGTGACAGCACCGAGCAACGCGCAGAGCATGGTCGCTCGCGAGGCGATCAACGATGTCGCTCGAGGTTACTATCAATGGCGAGAGCTCACGATCTTAGTTGAGGATCAGCTCGATTGGCTACCATCGAGCGCGACACCGGGCGATGTATATTGGATTCAGATCAAGTATCATGATCGAGTCGCAAGTGAGACACGCTCGCAGTTTATGAAGGCGACGCACCAGACAGCAGCAACCTTTGACGGCTCTACAGTCGGCTATCTGATTCACCTTGACCCTCGTCAACAGTGGGATGAGCTGTGCTCGTTTGGTGATTGGGCAGAGGGTGATCGCGTTGAGATCTTCGCAGCAGCTCGCTTTGATCGTGAGCGACCGGGCGAGCTTATGCTCAAGCTCTTACAGTCTGGCGGGGGTGGCCTAAAGAACGGCTCATATGATCGGCTCGCGCTTGGGCTCAGTCTGCCTTATCAGAGCATGAATGAGGCGAGCTTTAGAGCATACGATGCAACGAGCCCTTTTGTGTTCTCGGGCGACATCTCCTCAGATGGGCTCGTTTATCGTGACCTGATCGACAGCTTGCTCAAAGCGATGGGCTGCGTAATGGTAATGAAGCGACAGCTTGATGGATCGAGCGCGATCTACTTACAGCCGATCGGGGCCGAGCGCGCAGCCGAGGCGAGCGTTGCAATCGGTGCCGACGACTGGCTCGCAGATGAGCCGCCAACCTGGTCGATTTATGAGGACGTCGTTACGCAGACTGTTATCCGATACGACTACAAAGCCCAAGATCAGAGCTTCGGTGTCGAGGCAGTCTATAACAATCAAGAGGCGATCAATCGGTATGGAGGTGAGCGATCCAAGCTCGAGCTTGACCTGTACGCGCTCACATCGCGCGACATAGGAGGCACAGCAGGCGACACCTTTGGTTTCTTCCTACCGGTGATCTCTCGCTTGTGGGAGCTCCTCAGCAACCCGCTTCGCATGTGGCGAGGCTCGGTCGGCTCAGGTGCGTCAATGCTCCTCGATGTCGGCTCATACGTCTCTGTCAGCTCGCCTCTGCTTAAAGGATATGGTGACGCCTGGGGTGTAACTGATGCAGTTGGCATGATTCAGAGCATCAATCAAGAGCTAATGGGCGAGGGCGCACAACTAGACATCATCGCGACCGGGCTCGCGCCTGTCGCATGGAATCAGTCGGCAAGGGTGATCACTATCACCTCGACAACAGAGCTCGAGGTCGCGACTGATATTTATTCAGATCTGAGCGTCGATGATTCATCATTTTATCGCGTCGGTGATGTGGTCGACTATCTGCCAGAGGGCGACCACGACAACGCGATCACAGGGCTTGAGATTGCATCGATCGTTGGTAACGTGCTCACATTCACGAGCGCGCATGGTGTCAGCGCGACCGGTGGCACACTCGAGCCAACGACATACACAAGCGCGAGCTCCACACAACAGGCAGACGCTTATCTCGCTAGTAATACGAGCCCACCGGTGCTAGGCTCAACAACAGAGGCTCAGAGGTATAGTTAAATGGCAAAGACTAAGCGCGACCTAGAGATAGAGATCAAAGAGCTAACTCTTGCTTATGCTGATCTTAAAGAGAGCACAGAGCACGAGATCCGACGCTATAAGCGCGCGCTCGCTCAAGCTAGGATCGACCTTACTGTTGACGAGGTCGACACTAGACCTGCTCGCGCTGTCTATGCCTGCCCTCAAAGCGAGGAGGCTATCAAGCGCGCTGAGGCAGAGTGGTCACGCAACGTTACCGAGCCTGAGTATGGGGGCGACTGGCAGCGCATCAACAGCTATATTAAAGGCAGTGAGGGCCTCGGGTGGTCTTGGGAAGATGACTACACTCGTAACGGGCAGTTTAGTTGGTGCGGTGCGTTTGCTGCGTTTGCGTATGGGCAAAGCGTCTTGCCATCGATCCGCAAGAAAATATTCCCGAGCTGTTATCGCATGTGGTCAAACTGGGGTGCGAGTTCGCGCTGTCGTGATGGCGAGAATCCTCTGCCCGGTGACATCGTCACAGTTTACACGAGCGCTGAAAAGTCGCCTGCGTATGGCAATCATATCGTGCTGTGTGTAAGCGCGATCGATGGTGACGGCTATTTTCACACGATCGAGGGCAACGCACACGGGGAAGGCCCAGAGGGGCGCATCGAGGGCGTTATCAAGCGCACTAGACACATGAGCAACGTCGCTCACATTTATCGACTGCTTTCAGAAGATTACGAGGCTTAATTATGTCGCCACGCTTAAAAGTACAAGATCCCATTATTTCAGGCTCGATCAGAGCTGTGCTCGATCTCTCATCTGTCAGCGATACCGACTGGCATGATCTCAGCTCGAGCGACTTCATTGACTCGACCACCGGCAGCGCCTGCGCCTCTGGGCTCGCGTTTGAGTGGATCGGTGTAACTAACGAGGGTAGCGATGTGATGTTCATCAAGTATCGTGCACGCACCCTCGCGAGTGATCCAACGACCAACGAGATCGCAGTCGGGCAGATCTTCTCTGATGACATCGTAACCTTGCGCACCAAGGTCTCGACCATCGCATACAAGAAAGCAGGCGCATCGGATACTGTGCGCATCATCGCAGGTTTCGCAGCTAAGTAAGGAGCTCTCTCATGTCAGTCTTGTTTTTACCACCTCCGAGTGCATCAGCTATCCCAGACGCGAGCGAGACCGTAAGCGGCAAGATTCGCATCGCAACAAGTGCCGAGGCGACTGCCGGCACTAATGACTTGACAGCGATGACGCCTCTTAAGGTCAAGAGCGTCGTTGACGCAGCTGTCGTTGGTGGCGTGACCTACAAAGGCACGTTTGACGCAGCTGCACCTCTCGACCTCTCAAATGCAGAGCAGGGCGATCTCTATGTGATCGACGGTGCAGGCACCTACCAAGGGCAGACATGGGCAGTCGGTGATCACCTGCTTGTTAATGCAGATATGGGGGGCACTGTATCACCAAGCAAGATCGACAAGATTGACTCAACTGACAGCGTGACGAGCGTCGCAGGGCGCACCGGTGCAGTCACTCTCTCGACTGCTGACATTTCAGGGCTCGCGACTGTGGCGAGCACTGGTGCATACAGCGACTTAACCGGCACACCTACGCTCGCGACCGTCGCGACAACCGGTGCATACAGCGACCTGAGCGGTACGCCATCACTCGCGACCGTAGCAACGACCGGTGCATACAGCGACTTAACCGGCACACCTACGCTCGCGACTGTGGCAACGACCGGTGCATATAGTGACCTGAGCGGTACGCCATCACTCGCGACCGTAGCGACCACAGGAGCCTATAGCGACTTAACCGGCACACCTACGCTCGCGACTGTAGCAACGACTGGTGCATATAGTGACTTGACCGGCACGCCTACGCTCGGCACAGCAGCAGCCGAGGATGTGGGCACGAGTGCAGGCAACGTCGTACAGCTTAACGGCTCGGCTCAGTTGCCTGCGGTCGATGGCTCACTACTCACAAACATCTCAGCTACAGTCGCAGCTCTTGATGATATTGGTGATGTAAGCGCAGCAGCTCCAAGCAACACTAATGTTATCAAGTATAACAGCACATCGGGCGACTGGGAATCAGGCGCGGTCGCTGCCTCTGAGGTATCAGGGCTCGCGACTGTAGCGACAACCGGTGCATATAGTGACTTAACCGGCACACCGACTCTCGCGACCGTCGCGACAACCGGTGCATATAGCGACCTATCAGGCACACCGACCCTCGGCACAGCAGCTGCTCTTGACGTTGGCACGAGCGCGAGCAACGTCGTGCAGCTTGACGGATCAGCGCGCTTGCCTGCTGTCGACGGTAGTCAGCTCACGAATCTGCCAAGCGGAGCAACAACGCTCGGAGCTTTGACAGATGTAGACGTTACAGGTGCAGTCGACACGAATGTGCTCAAGTACGATTCAGGCACCTCGACCTGGGTTGATGGCGCGGTCGCTTACTCTGAGGTGACAGGCACACCGACTCTCGCGACTGTCGCGACAACCGGTGCATATAGTGACCTGACCGGCACTCCAACACTCGGCACAGCAGCTGCTCTCGATGTCGGCACCTCGGCAAATAATGTCGTGCAGCTTAACGGCTCGGCTCAGTTACCTGCGGTCGATGGTTCGCTCCTCACAGGTATCACAGCGAGCGCCACACCTCCTAGCGTCACAGTCTCCTCACCTGCAACTGATCAGACGTTGACCTCACCCTCTGGGATTGAAGAGGTGTACATTTACACACCAAGCGCTAATATTACAGTCAATTTAATTGCAGCTGCCACCTGTGGGTCAGGATTCAAATACAATATAAAGAATCGAGCAAGCGGATTTACTGTGACTGTTGACCCTAACAGCACAGAGACGATTGACGGTGCGACCACCTTTGACCTAGACACACAAGAGTCAAGCTTGACGTTGGTCACTGATGGCTCCAACTGGTTTATCATCTAAGGAGGATAAGCCATGACATATCAGCTAGCACCAGCAAAGGCCGCAGCCAAGATCACAGAGGTGAGCTTGAGCTCTAATACTGCCTTCTCGTCAGGGGCGACCGTCACGCTTAACAGCATCACACACAGCCACCCCAGTACATCAAGAGTCAGCTTGAGCTCTAATGTGGTGACGCTTACGGCAGGAAACTACATCATTTATGGGTCTGTTGCGATTGACAAGAACACCACAGATGACACCTACACGATGAGCTTTTATGATAACGCCACATCAACAGAGCTCACAATTACTGATGGATGGATGAGCGCATCCACCTGTGATGTGAACAACTCAGGGAGTTTGTTAATGCAAGCCCATCTTGAGCTGTCTAGCTCTGTGTCGTTTTATGTAGTGAGCACAGGCGCGACTGGCACCCTCATGGCTGATGGTGTTTATCTCATCATAATGGAGCTTTAAAATGAGTTATCTTGTACCTAAGACATTAGTCTCCGTATTTAGCGCCTATAATTCAACAGCTCAGAATGAGTCAAGCACGACCTATGATCTTGATTTTAACACAGTTAGGAACATCACCAAGACAGGCACCTCAGCTATCAATTTTGAGTACAACTCATTTATGTGGGCTGATTGCAGGTCTGTGAAAGATGCGGGTGATACTGATGAGCGCCACGCCTTTAATTTGAGCTTTCAAAGCACAAGCCTGAGCGACAAGGCGAGCTCTATTGAGGCAAGCGGGCGCACAGGGATTTATAATCAGAATCTTGGTGGTGACATCGCATATGGTGTGAATAAGACGGGCTCTACTGTGAGCTCTACGATTCGTTGCACCTTCCTTTACAATGATTATGATCAAACCGCCAACTTTAATCGCTTAGTGGGGTTTAGGTTCTAATATGAGTTATTTACCAGACTATTCACGATCTAATATCGATGTAAGCACTCATTACTTTAGTGGTGAATCAGGCGGCTATTTTACTTACACAACCCCCACCTATACAGGCGAGGGAGTGACTAGAACCGATAGCGTCACATTCACCTTGGCGGCGGGGCGTAGTTATCTATTGATAGGCGCTATCAACATGAAGCAAGCAAGCACGTTTAACTACCTTGACCTTGAGCACCAATGGGAGGTTGGCGGGTCGCTCGATGGCTTTAAGGCAAAGATTAGAACAGCCAAAGGAAGCCAGGGCTCCAACAACACATATGCGCTGATTCGCAAAGATCCCATGTATCGCCCAGAGGCTGTCGTGTTCATCCCTTCTAGTGATATCACCACATCAGTCGCGGTCAAGCTCAAGCTTGGAACGATTGCATCAGATGGTGGTACAACTGTAGCGTACAACCTCAACACATCACACCCTGCGGCGGTGCAGATTATCTCGATACCTGATTAGGAGCTCATCATGAATTGGGACAAGTTAAAGGACATCATAACGATCGCCCTCATTCCTGTGCTCGGTTGGGTGATGATTACGATGCGCGACATCGGCACCCTTCAAAACCGGGTCGAGCAACAAGCTGCGCAGATCATGAAACTCGAGGCAGAGGTCAAGAGTGTAAGTCAGCGCACGCAGGCGATCGAGGTGCAGTCGGCAAAGATTGAGGTGAAGCTCGAGGCGCTCAGCGCTCAGCTCACGCGCATCGAGCGCATGTTGTCAGTATACGAGACTGCCAAATGATTAAACTGCCGAGTGACATTAACTTGTCCCACGGTCTAGTGATCGTGATCGTGTGGAGCATCATCTTGCTCGGTGTCGGTGTGTATCTCGGTGCATCGTTGGTCGATGTAGAGTGCGAGACTTGCGAGGCTTCACTTGAGGACGCGATCGAGCAGCTGCACATCTGCGAGCAGAAACTCTTGATCCCTGATGCTGATCGGTGTGAAGATGAGCGCCTATCAGAGCGCAAGCTTTGTGGGGACAAGCTCACAGAGTATAAGCGACTCAGATGTAAGATCTGCGAGCTAACCCATGATCCATATCCTCTTAAGCCTAACGATCCTCGCGACACCGGCAGCGCCTCTCGCGATTGAGATAAGCGAGCCTCTCACCTTAACTACAGGCGAGACGCTCGAGGCGCGTTATCTTGAGCCAAGCGACGAGTTTTGCTTGAAGCTCGAAGATTTCGCGCAGCTTCAAGGTGATCAGCTACACGCTAAAGTGTATTGGGAGGGTCGGATTGATCGGCTCAAGGCTGACTTTATCGTAAAGCTCGGTGATGTGCAGCGATCTCATCGTGAGGTGCACAAAGCTTTCTTGAAAGAGCAGGAGCTCTTAAAGACAGAGCTTGCAGAGTCGATCAAGCAACGAGATCTTGCTCGAGCGGATATGTGGTGGTGGCGAGGCGCGACTCTTGCGCTCGCCCTCTCAACAGGCGTCACGGCTGTATATCTGATCAGTCGCTGACTTTAACCGGGGCCGATGGCCCAGAGGCAATATGCAGAATGAACTACTAGGGCGCGTCGCCTTTAGTGCGCAGTATGCTCGACCCTTGGTCGGTGGTGGTGGTCGAGAGTTATGGGATCACGCAGTGTCGCGAGTCGAGGCGATGCACCTCAAGAGATACCCTCAAGTCGTCGGGCAGACGATGAGCGCGTTTAAGCTCGTGAGACAGCAACGAGTGTTTCCATCGCAACGCTCGACACAGTTTGGAGGGCGACCGATCGAGCGCAACAACATGCGCATTTATAACTGTACATACTCGCCTTGTGATCGACCTCGATTCTTTAGCGAGGCTTTCTGGTTGCTGCTCTCAGGCTGTGGCACAGGCTTCTCTCTGAGAGCAAAGGACATCGCGCGCCTTCCTCGTCTGCTTGTACCGAGCGAGATGATCAAGCGCGAGCGTCGTGTGCATATGATCAGCGACAGCATCGAGGGATGGGCAACAGCAGTCAACATGCTCATCGAGAGCTATCTGCATCGAGGATATTATGAGGATTATATCGACTGGCGCTTTGATTTCTCTCTGATCCGAGCCAAGGGCGCACCGATCAGCTCAGGAGGCTTCGCGCCTGGGCACAAGCCTCTCGCGAAAGCGCTTGAGCAGATCGATAAGATGTTGAGCCGACTCTGCCTCACCAAGATGCCTCGCCTGCGCTCGATCGACTGCTTTGACATTATGATGCTCTTGAGTGAGGCGGTGCTGTCAGGTGGCGTGCGTCGCTCTGCCTCGATCGCGATCTTTGACCCTGATGATCATCTCATGCTCGAAAGCAAAACAGGTGACTGGTACATCGATCACCCTGCACGAGCATACGCAAATATCAGCGCAGGGCTCTCGATCACCGAGGCCGACCGGTCAACAGTCGATCAGATCGTTGAGCTCGCGAAACAGTGGGGCGAGCCCGGTGTGATGTGGTGCGCTAACGAGCATCACGGCACAAACCCTTGTGCAGAGATCGGTCTCTTCCCTTATGTCGTAACCGACCCCAAGGGCAACCAAGTGACAGAGATCACGCTTGACCTGCTCGAGCGTCGCGAGCACTTTGAGCGCCTCGGTTATGAATGGGTCTCTGGTTGGGCGGTCTGTAACTTGACCGAGATCAACGCAGCCAAGATCGAGACGCGCGAGCAATTCTTGGAAGCGTGCGAGGCGGCTGCACATATAGGAACACTTCAAGCAGGGTACACTTATCAAGGGTATCTGCTTTTAGTGACTAAGGTCATTCTACAGCAAGAGGCGTTACTGGGTGTCAGCATCACCGGCATGTGTGCAGCTCCTGATCTCATGTTCGACCCAAAGCTACTCGAGGAGGGCGCGCGCGTCTGCATCGAGACCAACGCTAAGACAGCAAAGGCGATCGGCATCAAGCCTGCCTCGAGGGTCACGACCGTCAAGCCATCTGGCAACACATCGACCGTCGCGGGCACATCTGCCGGTGTGCATGCTTTCCATGCGCGACGCTATATCAGGCGCATGAGGATCGCTAAGGTCAATCCTGTATGGGCCGAGCTCGTGAGCAAGGTGCCAGGGGCTTGCAGTGACATCGATGAGCACACCGGGGTCGTCGCGTTTGCGTGCTCAGCGCCAGAGGGCGCACTGACTCGCGAGGATGATTCAGCGCTCGCACATCTTGAGCGCGTGCGCCTCGTGTATCAGCACTGGGTCTTGCCGGGCTCAAAGCAGACGAGGGTCGAGGGCTTAACACATAACGTGAGCAACACCTGCACCGTTAAGCCTGATGAGTGGGGCGATGTAGCCGACTTTCTCTGGGAGGCGCGAGGCGAGCTCAGAGGCGTTGCACTCCTTGGTTGGTTTGGTGACAGCGCATATAATAACGCGCCTTATCAGACGGTCGAAGAGGGCACCGAGGCAGAGGCGCTTTGGTTAAAGCTTGCAGAGATAGACTGGGCCGGTGTAGATCTTCAACACCTCGACTCTGACTACTTTGACGCGCAGCTCGAGCCTGCTTGCTCATCGGGACAATGCACGATCACTCTGTAATGCACTCGACTCTCGTCTTGATCCTCGTCTGCCTGCTCAGCTACTTTGCAGACGAGATCGCAGCATCGATCGGTGACAACGCTTGGGCTTTCTCGCTCGTCGCTGTGATCGCATACGGTGCGCTCGCCTGCTAATAAGAAACCCTTAAGCGCTGAGCCCCCCCACTGTTTAAGTGAGTGTGCGCTTAAGGGTCATAAAGTTGCCTCGCCAAAGGCAGCTCCATTCAAGGAGGCTCTCTTTATGGCAGAGGTCGAGCGCCTCGTCAAGAGCTCCTGCGCGCTTTGATCTTGAGCGCCTTGCCTATGTCCTTAGTCGCTTGATCGAGCACAATCGAGTCGAGAGACTTTAAGAATAAAAGCATCGGTGGCCTCTGGGTCACGACGTTAAACTCTCGTTTTGCGAGCTCTCTCTTGTTGTAGCTGTTCACAATGCCGAGCCCCATCATAATGATGTGACCCTCATATATCTGCTCAAGCGTCGACCATACCTCGCGCTCGAGCTGATCTTTATTTATGCCGATGCGCTTTGCCTCTTTGTCGTATAGCTTGGTGAAATACTTCACCATACGAGCAAAGATGTCGTGCTCTTTGAGTACCCAACAAACAAAGGCGTTCTTGCTCGGGTGATGCTCAAAGAACAGAGGATAATATTTATTCGATGCCTCACTTGCGAGCAGCTCTTTATAGATCGTGTACTTGTTGTGCGCCTCTGTGATGAAATGCACATCGCCTCTCACCTCGCCATCTGATTCAACGAGCTCGCCTGTATACTCGCCTGTAGGGTCGAGCGTCTTGAGCTGTGGCTCTGGTGATGGGTTGGGCTCAGGTCTTGGCTCGGGTTGAGGTTTGGGCTTTGCTCGGCTTGCAGGCTTTGGTTTGCTGTATGGTGCGTCGCCCTCTTTGTTAGGATTAACGCGCGAGGTTGGCTTGTAGGCCATCTGCCAAAAGTCGCGCATCTTGTCTTTTTCTGACTTTAGATCAAGCTTGCTGATCTTGTTGCGCGCCTCATCGTATGCCCGATCAAGCAGCTCTTTAAGCTTGGGTGGGTGATTCTTGCTGAAGTACTCTTTGACCTCATCGAGTGGGATCAAGTTATCACGAGCCTCACTGCCTTTCTTATGACGCCAGATGAGAGCCGAGCGCTCAGGGTTGGGCATCACACCGGGTGCTTTGACGTTGCCGTTTTTGTATATCTCAGCATGAGGAGGATGCACGACGAGCTTGACCTTGGGAATGACTGTTGAGTCGTAGATGCCCCAGGAGCGCGCGACGTCAAAGCTCGGCTTCTCGTTGCGGTAGAGCTCGCCTTTATACTCGAGCGCATACCATCCTCCCTCGTATTGATACTCAGTAAAGCCAAGATAAAAGCTCTCATTGATATGGCTACCAGTCTCACCACGATTAATCTTTTCAGCCTTGAGATCTCGCTTAGTCTTTGTGATGTAGACTTCAATCGTAAAGTCATTATATTCAACAACTTCATAAGCCTCTGTGAAGCCTTCAAGAGCTATGCTTAAACCTCGTGCGACTCGGTTCGTGTTCCCAAGACTTGCAGAAACTGAGACCTGATCAGGCAGTTGGTCATATCGATCATTAAAGTAGTGAATAACCTTGCGCTCATTAAGCTCTGCACCATTAAGGTCTACACAGCTCGATGCCTCGTGATCCTCACCAAGCAAGAGCACGATCATGCCTGTGCTCTTGATCGTCGATGTGTTTACACACTCCCAGAGCTTGCAACCAAGCACGCCATCGGGTGAGACATGCGCGAGATCATCAAGCCGATAAACGCTCGATGTGCCCTCGATGGGCTCAAGCTCAGACCATTCAACAAGGCAGCTCTGAGAATAACAGACGACGCACCCTCTGGGCTCGGCCTCAGAGTATGAGATATAAACCACACCGTGAGGGTTATCGCGCATCGTTGACACGCGAGCACCCCAACCAAAATTACCATGCACATCGAGCCCGGTAGATTTAGAGCTGCGATTAAAGACTGTGAGATAGTCTTGCATCTCTGTTGGGCTCATACCTGGGCCATCATCACAGATCGCGAGCTTGCGTATGCCTTGCGCGATAAACTGAGGCTCTTCATAGATCCTGATTTTCTTTGCACCGGCCTCGATCGAGTTTTGCACGAGCTCGCGCAGGTGTTGCATTGGCAGGTGATTCTCGCTTGACCTGTGCAGGGTTGCGATGGGGTTGTGGTCCTTTAAGGGTTTAAGCTTGATCTTCATAGCTTACTCCATTCGTTCGGGGTGATGTCGTATGCCCCACCACGATTTAAGGTTGATCAGAAGATGCCTAGTCGAGCATCTGAAATACCGAGCTTGAGCGCTCGCTTGTGCAGTTCGTCGATCGCGTCTGGCGTTGCGTTGTTGGGCTTGTTGGCAAGAGCCCAGAGGCCACAGACAAACACCTCGAGGTCGTCTTTCGTTTTGACGCTCTGCCCTCGCTTGATGATCTGCTGAACATCGTCTTGATTCTCCCATTCATGATCTGAGACTTCGCCTGTCTCCTCGTCAAGATCACCGATCTGTGAGATCTCATACAGCTCGCGAGCTGCTTGCTGATACTCTTGCGCCTGTGCATCCTCGACCGGTGGCGCGCTGTGCTCGATGGCTTTGTGCTGTTGAGGTGGCGCGCTTGGCCCCGGTGCTGAGCTTGGTTGCTTGGTCGGTGTGCGGAGCTCCTCGCCTAGTGAGTCGGCACTGATCTGCGCGCGCTCATCATCATTCATGCTCATGTTATCCGCGATCTCGTCGGGCGAGTACATGCCAGAGGTCGCGTCGGGATACACAGCGCGGAGCATGAGCGTGAGCGCTCGCGCTCTGAGCATCTGTTGAGGCATCTGTTGCCAGTTGCGATTACGGGTCAAGCCCTGCGCCTTTGCCATGTCGAGCGTGTAGGTGAACACATGCTTGATCGCCTCGGGCTCATCGGTGCGCGCGCACTCATATGTGCAGTGCGTATCATCCCAGCTCGTGATCACCATATAGCGACAGAGACCCGAGCGACGCACGATGCCCGCCATCGCGTCGGCATTTAGCGACGCCTTACCTCTGAGCATAAAGCTGTTGTTTTGCGTGATCGCCATATCACCGGCAAAGTGAGCGCCAAAGGCAGCATGCAGGCGCAGGCAGTCGCGAGGATTGTCAGAGATAAGAGATGCGATCTCTTTTGCTTGGTCGAGGGTCTTTGGTGTGTAGATGCTCATGTGTCTTGCTCCATTCGTTGGGGTTGTTTAGATGTTGAGGGCGAGGCGTAGCTTTAAGCGCTCGCAACGGTCGTGAATTGTTTGGCCTCGTGTGACATGCCAAGCGCGCACGATATGGAACCAGTCTTTAGTTGACATCGTGAATCGACGACCGAGGCGATCGCTGACAAACTGCTCGACATCGTTTTGCGTCGAGTCGTGATAATTGGCAGGGCCGACCGGGTGAATCGCATCGAGGATCGCGATCTGGTGCACGAGGTGCGCGATCTCGTCACGCTTGAGGTGTCGGCTTGTGAAGGGATCAGGCTTGCGCTCTGGCTCAGGTGCTCGGGTGAGTCGATCAGTCGCGAGACCGATGAGACCACAGAGTGCGAGTAAGAACACAAAGGCAAAGAGGATGAGTAGCACGTCGATCATTTGTCGAGCTCCTGTGCGATAGTAATGAACATATCAGGTGTGTAAGTGGTTGTGCCTGTAAGACGATTGGCTGCCATAGCGATTAAGGTTGCGACCTTAATTGATGGTGTGGTTGATCCGTTGAGAATCTGGCTCAAGTAAGATCGGTTGACATTGGCCTCCTCTGCTAGGTGACCAAAGTTATATCGACCAACCTTGAGGTCTTTCTTTAGGCGCTCTTTCATGATGGCTCCTTGTGATGTGGTGATGGTTCCTTGTGCCATGCTTCACACACTAAGTCAACAAATATTTTCACACAGCCAACAAACTAAAGTTGACCAAGCCAAACAAAATGTTTATATATAGAGCACCACCAACGAGAGGAGCTCTCATGAAAGAGTTTGATGTGCGTCGGGCGATCGGCCTCGATGAGACTTTAACCACTGCGCAGAAGTACACACTAATCATGCTATGCACTCGCCTCGACTGGCATACCTGGACAGGGCAAGTCAGCGCTCGCGATATTGCCAAGGTCTCAAGCCAAGGCGAGCGACAGGTCAAGCGCCATCTGGCATCGCTCAAGAAAGCAGGGTGGCTCGAGCGTCTTGTTGAGCTGCGCTCTGACACACCTCGCCTGCATCACAAGGCAGACACTCGGCTAAATGTGGAGCTCGTCAAGAGCATACTCGACAACCGACCACAGACTACACCGCCGGCAGAGGTTAGCCCTGCTAGTGTCACAAATGACACTAGTGGCGAAAGTGACACTAGTGGCGTTTATGACATGGGTGACAAGAGTGGAGATCTTACCGATTCTGTCACTAGTGGCGAAAGTGTCACTAGTGGCGAAAGTGACACAGGTGGGGTGTCAGATGTGACACAGGAGGGGTGTCATAAACAACACTGGGGTAGTGTCATAAGTGACACAGGGGGGGTGTCACTTTCGCCACCCAATATCAATATAGATCAATATAATATCAATATAGATCAATCTTCTCTCAATACAGAGGCAGAGCAAGAGCCAGAGGCGCGCGAGGAGTCGAGCGAGGTCTATTGGGAGTTTGAGAGGGGGAGTGTTTGGTGTGATCGATGCAAGCAGCATGTGCCAAACGATCAGCCTCATACCTACCCACACTCAAAACTAATTTGCTCAGATCAAGAGCCGACCGAGAAGGTGCTCGAGAAAGCTTGGGACGACGCTTGGTCAAAGCACGAGCCTGAGCCAATCACCGAGGAGCTGCGCGACGGTCTCTGGTATGTCTCGCGCATTGATGATCGGCTCGCCTATCGACAAGAGGTGCACCGACAGGTCAAGCACCATAAGCGATACGATGTGCGCGACGCGCTCTTGATCGGTGACGAGCTGTTTAATAAGATGACTAAGGAGCTCATCGCTCCTCAAAGCGCGATCGATTGGGTGACGCTCCAAGCCTCGGGGCACCTGCCAAGCATCTCGACACCGGCAGCTCCTCCTAAGCCGAGCAACGTCTACACCGTGACGGTCGAGCAACAGCAACGAATGAAAGAGATCGATCGAGCCTGGGCGACCGGGGCCGATTACACGACGAAAGCGACGAACGGATGGTAAATTATAGAGAGATCAATGCAGAAAACTTTCCTGCGAGCGAGTGGGTAAGCAGCTCAGGTGTGCTCACGACGACGCCTCTGCCGTACTGCGACGAGTGCGAACAGGGATGGATCAGCGTTGAAGGCGAGCCCGGTCAAGCGCGCATCGCCAAACGATGCCCGACTTGTCACCCTCTTCGACAAAAGCTCAAGCATCTCGAGCGCGCTCGCTTGCCTTTCGTCGCGCATAAGCATCTCTTGCGCGATTACGAGTGGGATACACCAGAGCAGGCAGAGCGCGTCGGTGCTGTGCTCGACTGGTTACATGGGCGCACTGATCCCATCGATCGCCCTTGCGTGATGATGTACGGCAAGCCGGGCAACGGTAAGAGCTACATGCTACATGTGCTCGGCAAACACGCCTGCTTTAATGGCAAGCGCGCACTCTTCCTTACTCACGAGGGATACATGCTCGACCTCAGGGCGAGCTTTAACAGAGAGAGACGCATCGACTTTCATGAGATGCTCGAGCGCGTCGACCTGCTCTGCCTCGATGAGCTTGGAGGCATGGGAGGTGGTGGGAATTGGACAAGCTGGTACAAGGCTCAAGTGCTCGAGATGATCTCAGCGATGTATGATCGTTGGGCCGCTAAGAAACTGAGCATAGTCATGACGAGCAATCTCGTGCCTAAACAGATCCTCGATGATCTATGCGAGCGCAACACAGCAGCAGAGAGCCGACTCGCTCAGATGTTCGGCAAGCCGGTGCGCATGATCGGCCCTGATCGTCGCGCGAGCTCCTCTGGTAATGG